GATAGATGCGATCCTTTCTTTATTGGCAGATAAACTATCTTGAGTGGATTACTTATGAGATATCTGGAATTGCCTGCCTCGTTTAAATGTATTGTATCCGAGATAACATCTTCTCCTGTTATCATTCTTAAGACCATTGGCTTATAATCGTCCATGATGTTATCCTTTTAATTCAATCTTGTAAACTTTAAAAGAGAACTTCTCTTCGGTATAGATTTTAATGCGTTCAGCAAAATGCTTTAGCGTGTAGTTCTCATGCTTCTTGTATCGCATGTCATCTGCAATATCAAACAACTGTGCGGAATCTTTAGTATCACTCTTACGCAATCCACGACCAATGGATTGCAAGTTTCTTATCCGAGACTTAGACGGACTAGCAAATATAATGTTATGAAGATTTCTAATGTTGATTCCAGTGCTAAAAGTACCAAAACTAGCCACAATAATAGCGTTTGTTTCGGATTCAACGATTTTACGAATTTCTTCACGTATGTCCACATCTGTATCACCACTTACGAAAAATACTTTTCTATCTGATCCAACTTTCTCACTAATAAGTTTCTGTAGTATTCGTCCGTGTTTGTCAACGTATTGGTATAAGACGAGGGTATTGCCGTCGAGCGATATGGCAAGGTTGGATATAAATTTGTTTCGTCCCTCATTAAGGACCAAGTATTCAATTTCCTGTTGATATGTAAAGTTTTTTGCAGCCTGACAGATTGATTCGCTGTGTCTAAGTAGTAAACACTTGATTTGGAACTCAGCCAAGTGTTTTGCATCCATGAGTTCTTTGGTTGTAATGACCTTGCGTACTGAACCAAATAATCCCTCAAGTACGAGTTTGTGTGTTTTAGTGCCGTCGAGAGTACCTGTTGTGCCAATTCTGTATTTTGCATTTGTTAGACCTGTCATAATATCGATAAGAGATTTGGCCTTGAACTGGTGGGCTTCATCACCGATTACGAAATCAAATTGCGCGAACCATTGTTTTGGCATCTTGTATATAGACTGCCAAGTAGAGATGGTCAGAAATTTGTCTGTATCTTTTTCCTGACCCTGATAGATTTTATGTATGTTTGTGTTAACATCCCATCCATTCGTTTCGCTGTAGTCTTTGAAATCGCTTGTCAACTGTTCTACCAGAGAAACAGTCGGCACAATGATCAACCCCTTTTTCAGTCCTCTATATGAAAGAAAACGAGCCAAAAGATAAATAATAAGAGACTTACCACTTGCAGTGGGGCTGAGTAGTAAACTACGTCTTGTACGAATGGCATGAACGAATGCATCCAACTGATAATCTCTTGGAGCATGTTTCGGCCTTAGTTTTTCTACAAACTCGTTAGCTTCTGCTAAAGAAAACTCTTCATCATAGGCTTCGTTCTCATATTCCCAATCATAGTTGCGCTCTTCACAGAACTTAGCCACATAAGGAACTAAACCGCGATAAAGCTGTTTAGACCTCACATCAAACAATCTTATCTTTCCGTCCCACAGTCTAGCTTTGTATTGTGGAGTAAATTGATAACCTGGAACTTGAAATGTAAATGCTTCACGAAGCTCATATGCTATTCCATCTTCACAGATAATACGCACGAAAGCTTCGTTTTCATTCACTATAATAATCTTATTGTCCACCTATAAACTTTTCCCAATCCATATATGATTTCAATTGCCAAGTTCTATTGTTCAATTCTTTTAGAACTTGTTTGCAAAATTCAACAATCTCTTCATGCATAACTTTCTTTAGTAGTATGTTATTTAGTTCAGTGTCAGAATCAAGATAGTGTTGAAGGTCTGCGCGAAGTACCTTCTTTACCATTGGTTCTAGGCCATACTTTTGAAGGTCTTCTGGATTGTTAAGATCACCAGAATAGTATTCCCACTTGATCTTACGGCGTGAGTTATACTCTGCTAAAAGTTTCTTGACTGTGAGATTGTGATGCGTCATAATACGCAAATACTTCGCATGAAGCTTCGGTATATTGGCCATCGCTTTTTGAGGTTCAGTCTCATCATATGCAGCGTCCTTGATCCATTCTTCAGTCAAGGCGTCAATATTCACTGGCGGTTTCATTACAACTCCATAAAAAATGATTGTAAGTATAGACGACTTTTATAGTCTTGTCAACTACAATCTTTCTATGTCGTAGTAATCATATCTAAAGGTCACTGATGCTGTGATGTTTTCTAATTCAGAATCGTTTGTGCTAAACTGCAATCCTGTTAGTGAAGTAGGATGACAATTTCTAAATTTCAATCTCATGTTTGATAAGTTTGAATTTGTGTTTACCGTAAGAATTGAATCGTAGTACTTGTCTTTGAATTGCTGCTTGGATAGATTTTCAGCATACTCTTCAAATCTTCTAGGAAAAGTTAAAGACATAAGCCAGTTATGAGTTTCTTCCCATACTCTTAAATCTTCGTCTACGAGAATGTTGACCACAAGAGGTTCATATATGATCTTATCGCCATGCCTGTACGTTTCAGAAAAAGGAGTAGGTATCATTACTTCATTTGTAGATATGCCTGGAATGTTTACATTAGTCACGAAGTAATTTAGAAAAGGCAAATTAGGAAAACTAAATGTGTACTTTGTTGACTGCAACAAACTTGTATTTTGAGGCATTCTTGTCAGATCAGATTCTCTTGTCATAAGTTATAGTCTCCTTTCGTGTATTTATAAAAAAGAAAAGGGCAGCATTGCTGCTGCCCAAATCTCGTCTTGCCCCGACAATATTACGATTAGGTAAGATTGCGAACGCGGAAGATACGATAGTACTGGTTAGTACGATCACCGATTACGCCAGCGTCAGTTGCAGAAAGACCGCGAGCAAATGGGTTGGCTACCATGCCGTAACGTGTCTTGAAGCCGATCTTTGGCTGGAATGTGTCCTGACCGATAGCGCGAACCATCTGTAGAGGAACGTATGGGCAGTAGAATAGACCAGCGTCATAAGGTGAAGTACCCTTATAACCGACTGTGCAGAGTTCGTCGCCGTTGTCTGAACCACCGAAGTATGGGTCGATATAAACCTTAACGCGGCCGTGCATTGTACCAGCGAATGTATTGCCTGTATCGTCAACTGTTAGGTTAACGTTAAGAGCAGGTGTGTAGTCAAGAACACCAGCCATTGCAAGAGCAGAAGCAACATCGGAAGATACGATGAGCATGTTGCCCTTACCACGACGAGTAGCCTTGGCAATTGCGTTGCATTCACGTTCAATCTGAAATACTAGACCCTTGAACTTTTCAACTGACCAACGGCCGTTTGAGTCTGTGTCGAGGTCGAATGTACCAGCTGTTGTTGTACCGTAAGCAGCACCCTTAACAGCAGATGTGTAAACAGTTCTAACAACTTCACGGTTGATTTCAGCAAGAATTTCTGTTGAAAGAATGTTTGCTAGTTCTGTTTCAGCATCTAGACCGTGAACAGCCTTAAGATCCTGAGCGAGTTCCATTGTGTACTCAGCCTTTAGAGCGCGTGAGCGGGCTGTTACTGTTACCTTTTCAATTGAGAAAGCCATTTCAGCAAAAGCGTTTGTTGTGTTGTCGCCTAGACCTTCAGCCTGAGCTGTTGTCATACCGCGAGAGTTGCCGTATGAAGAAGCAACGTCAAGATTTAGAACTGGGTTTGTGTTAGAGTAACCTGTTGTAGCGTTACCGTTAGCGCCAAGAGCGTTTGTGCCTGAGAAAGCAACGTTAGCTTCGTTGAAGAAAGCTTCGTTACCGTCCATTGCCTTGTACTTAGAACGCATAGCGAAGATAAGTCCTGTTGGACCTGTCATTGGCTGAACGCCTGCAATGTCATAAGCGATTAGGTTAGGAAGCGCACGACGAACCAAAGAAATAAGAATTGGATCGTATGATGCTACGTTTGTGCCTGCACCAAGACCACCACCTGAGTTTGTTGGGGCTGTTTCGTTAAGAACACGACCTTCTTCAGCCATTGCCTTTTCCTGGTTCTCAAGAACGAGAGCAGTAACGGCACGCTTGTATGGATCCTTAATCTGGCCAGCGGCCGCGTGGTCAAGAACTGGCGACCACTTGTTTTCTAGTTGTTCTGTAAGATACATGTGATTATCTCCTTTGAAAATCTTACTATTATTTATAATATTTGTTACTTTGAAAGTGTTCTGCCGAGAGCCTTAACATAGTTAGCCATTGGTCCAGATAGGTCTTCTGAGATCATTGACTTACCATCAGAAACTTCTACAGTATCAAGAACATTTTCTGTTCTTACTGAATTTGTGAAGTAGCTCTCTCTTAGTGTTTGCACCTTCTGTGCATATTCATTTGCATCGGCATATTCAATGCCTTCCGCAAGCGACTTTAACTTCTCAGCTTGTGTGGCTGTTAGTCCTTCGCAAGCAGAATCAAGAACATCATTAACATATGCTTCATTTAGCATCTTGTTAAGAGCAACATTGCGCTCAATTTCTTCATTCAACTTCGCTTCAAGTTCTTCAACCTTAGAAGCCATTTCTTCTACGACTGATACTTTTTCTTCTGGAATGTCAATGTAATGCTCGGCAAAGAGATTACGCATACCAGAAACAAAATCTTCCATAAGTTCTGTACGAA